GCCTACACAAAGCTGAAATCTGTATTTACAGGTGAGACCGAAAGTCTTAAGGACTTGGGCATCGTCATGACGCAGACAGCGCTTGATAGTTATGCATTGGCTAACGGCTTTGGAAAAACCACGGCAAATATGTCGGAAGCGGAAAAGGTTGCCATACGGTATAAGTTTGTGCAGGATCAGCTGACAACGGCAGCAGGAGACTTTTCCAGGACATCGGATGGCTGGGCGAACCAGGTGCGTATTCTGCAGCTGCAGTTTGAGAGCTTAAAGGCCACGATCGGCCAGGGGCTTATTAATGTGCTGTCTCCGGTTATCCATGTGATTAACACGATCATCGGGAAGCTGATGAGTCTGGCCAATGCGTTCCGCGCCTTCACGGAGCTGATCACCGGAAAGAAAGGTGACGGCGGAGGAGCCTCAGCTGCGGCAGCCGGAATGGAAGCGGTAGCAAAGGCTGCCGATAAAGCTGGATCTGCAGCGAGTGGTGCCGGCGGAGCCGCCAAGAAAGCAGCCAAGGACATGAAGGGCGCGTCCACGGGAATTGACGAGCTGAATATTATCAATCCTGCGGACAGTTCCGGAAGCAGCGGATCTGGCGGTGGAGCATCCGGTGGTGGATACGAAGCTGATGATTTTGACATGGGTTCGCTCCCGGACGGAACCGAAGAAGTAGATAAACACCTGCAGGGAATCATTGATAAGCTAAATGAGCTGAAATCTTCCCTTGTAAAAGGATTCTGGGATGGCCTGGGCGATACTTCTGTTTTCGATGATATCCAGAAGCACATTGACGGAATCAGAACCAGCCTTATAGATATCGTAACTGATTCCGGCGTACAAAAAGCAGCTGAAGAGTTTGCAAACACATTTGTTTACAATCTGGGGCGTGTTGCTGGTTCAGTTGCTTCAGTAGGCCTGACTATTGCTGATAATCTGCTGGGCGGCATTGATCTTTATCTGCAGCAAAATGCTGGGCGGATTAAAGAATATCTCATTTCCATGTTTAATATTGGTGGTGAGATCTCTCAGATTGCTGGAGATTTTTCTTCTGCGGTAGCTGAAATTTTTTCTGCGTTCAGGAGCGATTCTGCAAAGCAGATTACCGCGGATATTATTGGTATTTTCAGTTCATCTTTCCAAGGTATCACGGAGCTTGGTGGAAAGTTCGCGAGAGATATCCTGGCACTGATCACAAAGCCAATAACGGACAATGCAGATCAAATTAAGCAGCGCGTACAAGGCTTGCTGGATGAGCTACAGCCATGGTTTGACCGGCTGAAAAAGCTGATAGATGGTCTCTGGGACGGTCTTAATACAGTTTATGATACGGTTGCGAAACCTGTATTTGATGCTTTTACATCGGCATTATCAGGAGTTGTCGACTGGCTGACCAAATCGCAAAGCAATTTTGATATAGCAGTTGGATCAGTTGTTGCGTTTTTTGCGGCCTGGGAAGTTGTAAAGCTTGGTGAATTTATCATCAATGCCGGCGGTGTTGTAAGCATGCTTTCCGGATTGGCGGCTGGTTTTGTGGCGAACACGGCAGCTGTCGTTGCCCATGCCGGCGCATTGCTAGCTGATAAGCTGGAGACGGCAGCAATCGTTGCGTTGTATGCCAAGGATTTTGTTGTAAATCTGGCGCTTGGAACAGCAGCTCTTGTGAAGCAGGCCGCACAGTTTGCTGTCAATACAGCGGCAAAGATTGCAGATACTGCCGCGCAGACTGCACAAACGGCAGCGGCAGAGTTGTGGTGCGCAGCCAATAATTCTGTTCTTGTAGAACTTATTCAGCAGGTGGCTCAGTTTGCAGCCAGTACCGCCGCAAAAATAGCAGATACCGCGGCACAGGTAGCAATGACAGCAGCAACTGTGGCCTGGAATGCTGTATGTGCAATAGCAACAGCGGTAACAACGGCATTGGGGGCAGCTATTGCCTTTCTTACCAGTCCGATAGGTCTGGTTATCATTGCCATTACTGCACTGATTGCTGCGGGTGTCCTACTGTATAAGCACTGGGATACGGTCAGAGAATATGCGGCTGTGATCTGGGATGCAATTCGGGAGCTGATCAGTGCTGCTATTGATGCAGTGAAGGAGTTTGTTTCTGATACGCTGGATGCCATTAGGACAAAGTGGGAAGTAGCCTGGAACAGTATCAGGACATTTGCGCAGTCTGTTTGGAATGCAATAAAGACGGTAGTCCAGACGGCCATTGAGATGGTAAAAACCATCATCATCACGGTGATGGATGTGATAACTGCGCAATGGCAGCTTAAATGGAATCTCATTAAAGCATTTATTGCTGCACTGTGGGAAGCCATCAGATTGCTGGCCAGTGGAAACTTTGAAGCAATCCGTGATAAACTTTCTGAAATCTGGGATTCCGTGAAAGCCACTATTGAGGAAAAATGGACTGCAATCAAAGAGTGGTTTGCAGGTATCTGGCAGAACATCAAAGATATCTTTAAGCTGGACGAGATGCTTGAAATTGGTAAAGGTATCATGAACAAGCTCTGGGACGGCATGAAGCAGATATGGGATGAGATAACTGGATGGCTGAGTGGTATTGCTGATTTTATCGGCAGCGCATTTAATCATATCATTGATGGTGCGGCAAGCAAGTTTAAGAAGGCGCAGAAAGAAGCAGAAGAAGATGCGGAAGCCGACGAAGGCGTAACTTCCAAAGGCACAGTAACTGCGGGAGGAGGATCCTCCTCTTCTGGTGGTCCTGGAGTAAGTGGTCATGCAACCGGAGGATTTCCGAAGTCTGGCCAGATGTTTGTTGCCAATGAGGATGGTAAGCCGGAGCTTGTTGGCAGTTGGGGTGGACGTGCAGCAGTTGCCAATAATGTGCAGATTACAGAGGGTATCACCCGGGCTGTTCAGAGCGGCATGAGGTCCTGCATGGTTCCGTTTGTATCTCAGGTGGCAGCCTTTGCTCAGAATGCAACACCGCCATTGACAACGATTGGCAGCGCGAACAAGCCGAATTACACGGATGGTCAGATGCTACAGAGCCTGGCTGATCGGGCTATGGGGCTTGATACCACGAGCATGAGCGGGCAGTATCTTGCGATGATGGTTGACCTGCTGAAGCAGATTATTGATCTGATTGAAAATATGGACCTGACCGTTAATATCGATATCAGAGAAATCAAAAAGAAACTGAATGATTTGGAAAAGCGTTCTGGATACACACTGAAGACAACGTAAGGAGGCGGTAACATGGCAGTTATTACAATTAATGGTCGGGAGTTTCCGTCTCCCGACATTGGCGGCAATCTGATCGTAGCCACGAATGTAAGTGATGGCAAGAATGCAAATGGAGAGTTTGTTGGCCAGAAGGTTGGGCGGGATCAATATAAATTTGATGCTTTGCAGTGGAAGTTTTTGGACGCTGCTACCTGGGCGGCTATGCTACAGGAGTTTGACAAGTTTGTTGTAACAGCCCGGATTCCGGACATGGTGAATAACTGTTTCCGGACAATCAGGATGTATCCCGGCAACCGGACGGCAACGCCGATCCAGTTTGACAGTTCCGGACTTCCGACCATGTACCAGGATTGCAAGGTCAATATCATAGACTGTGGGGTGGTGGAGTAATGCAGGCGGTAAGCAATGCGTACAAGCAGGAGATGAAAAATCAGCTCCGTGATCATTCGTATATGCGCGTCAGCATTGGTTTGATCAATCAGGAAGCTCAGGCATCGGCCAGTGTGCCGGAGCCGGAGCAGTATACCTACTACAGCAACTTAACCTGGCCGCTTAACAACTATGATGTGGAAGAACTGTATGAGACCTGCGATCAGGATTACAGCGCCGTAGATGGCAGTATGTACTTTTTGCCGAGGGAGCGAATGGATGCTGCACTTAACCAGGGAATAGTCACAGACGGGCTCCTGGGAGTAGTGGAGATCCGCTTCCCAGTGGAACACGACATCAAGGGTTTAACTATCGAATTCGGAAAGGCATATCCGGTGGATTTTAATATTGAATCGGATAATAACACAGTAGAGATCACGGGGAATGCCGCAGGGCATTTTGTAACAGAGGAGATCTTCACGGGTGCCACCTTTCTTCGGATTGTGCCGGTAAAGATGGTAAATGGGCAGAGCCGTTTGCGGGTTCATAAGATCACCATGGGTATTGGCATTTATTTTGACAACCAGAAGATCTTATCATCAACGAAAAAGGAGCGGATCAGCCCAGTTATGGAAGAACTGCCATCCATTGATTTCAGTATTAGCATTGACAATAAGAACCGGGCTTATGACATTGAGAATGAAGAAAGTACGGTGAACTTTTTAGAGAACGGTCAGGAAATCAGCGTGATTTACGGTCAGGAACTGGACGATGGAGGCGTGGAATGGATGCCAGGCACCACGGTTTATCTCAGAGAATGGTCTGCCGATGATGAAGAGATGAGTTTTACCGCGACAGATCGTTTTGATGGCATGGATGGGACCTACCGGCGCGGCAGATATTACGCGGACGGAATCAGTTTGTATGGCCTTGCGATTGATGTATTTGAAGATGCTGGCATAGACAGCCGCACATACTGGCTTGATAATTATCTGATGGATGTTAAGGTATATAACCCTATGCCGGTGGTAACGCACAAAGAGGCGTTGCAGCTGATTGCCAATGCAGGACGATGTATCTTATATCAGGACCGATCAGGAAATATTTTCATGAAGTCTAGTTTTGTTCCGGATATGGAAGCAAGTTCAGAGAACGAGGTTTATTTTTCCAGGGCAGCATCGGTACTGGAGAAAACAGAAAAGAGCACTTATGCCACGGCAGAAAAAGATCACACAGTCGCAACGGCAGAGCAGTTCTTCCTGCCGCGGGATGGTGAGTATTTGGATGTGGGCTATGTGTCGGAAGCTGTGGCGGATGAATTCGGGAGATTTGAAGAGAATCCCATGGTTGTGATCGGCCTGGAAGCGCGTTATAAGTGCTTCGGCCTCACATTGGAATTCGGTAGAAATTACCCATCTGAAATGGTCTTCAGATCCTATTTGTCTGGAGAACTTCAGGAGGAATATAAAGTGGCTTCGCTGACTGAGGTGACTATAATCAGTCATGAGTTCCCGGAATTTGATAAGCTGGAACTTGAATTTATGAAAGGCGCGCCACACAACCGCGTGAATTTGAAACAGGTTACATTTGGAGACAGCACGGACTACGAACTGTCGTATGGTAAGGAGCTTACCAAGACCCCAAAAGGCACACAGCTGTCAAAAGTCAGAGAACTGCAGATGACCAGGACGATTTATGCACCTGGGCTTGAAAAGCGTCAGCTTGTGAAAGAAACGATTCCGGCGGGAGAGACAGAGCACACCTTTTATTTGAACACGGCGTCGCATGGATATGAAATAGAGACAGATGACAAGAGTGTGAAAATCATCGACAGCACAGCGTATTATGTTACGGTGGAACTTTCTGGAGACGTGGAAACAGAAGTGATTATCAACGGGTATGAGTACAATGCGACCCAGGCTGTAGTGACCAGGCAGCTGAATCCTACCGGTACGGTTGAAGCGTGGGAGAATCCGTTGGTATCCACATCGGAGCATGCTGCAGATCTTGCTGAGTGGGTAGGTGATTATCTGCGTGCAGACAGGGAGTATGATCTGACCTATCGAGGGGAACGGAGGATTGATGCAAATGATATTGCATTCCTGGAAAACAAATATGTTCCGGATCTGCTTTTGCGGATCTATGAACACACATTAAAATTCAATGGCGCCCTGTCCGGCACCATAAAGGCGAGGAGGGACATGAGCAATGTGGCAGCAGCCCAAAACAGACTGGCAGTCCAGTGATTACTTTAACATTGAAGATTACAACCGCATAAAAGGAAATCTGAACGAAATCCGGCAGCAGGCGCTTACCCTCTGGCCGGATTTTGATTTTGAAGATATGGGTGAGGATAAATCCTACTCTGACTATGGCTTTTATGCGGATGAGATTAACCGGTTCGAGTCCAATGTGGATCACATCTGTGACGGAGTATTTCCCTTTGCAGTTGGTGATAGAAAGACTTTTTATGAAAATCAGCCATTCATCGACTGGAAAGAACTGAATCGGATTGAGGAGGCCTGCAGACTGATGTACAGTAACATTCAAAGCCGGATTACTGGACGGCGCCACCTGTCCTTTATTTTAAATGGAGGAGAGTTATGTTAAAGACGGATTACAAGGACGCCATGTATGACGGCGCCCGTAAGTACAGAATTACAGCAAACGCGGATGGAACATCCGGCATTGTGGATGAAACAGCATACACCCAGGAAGGCGATCCCTTCGGGGCGAATGACATCAATACGACCAACGCAGCCATCAACCGCCAGGATCACGTCACGCTGTTTACGCTTGCCGCAGATGCTTGGACCGGTGACGAGGCACCATATGAGCAGACCGTGGCAGTTGATGGTGTTGCCGCCGAGGATAATCCGATGCTGGTAAGTGCCATGGAAGATGGCGCTGATCTGGCCACGCAAAAGGCATATAGCAAGGCATTTGGAATCCTGGCATCTGGGACCGGTACAACGGCAGACGGTAGCGTGACGTTTAAGGTTTACAAGAAGCCTGCTACAGATATCGTAGCAGGCTTGAGAGGAGTGTGAGGTCATGGGAAAAATCTGGATCCATGGAGGTGGAGGAGGGAGTGACCTCGATGTGATCACCGCAGCAGCCGGAGACGTCGTGTCCGGAAAAGTCATTGTTGGACCAGACGGCGAACCACTTACCGGAACACTGGCTTTAAGCGGCAATGCAGGCGCAGGAGACGTTCTGAGTGGGAAAACTTTTTACAACACTAACCCCAAAAGTAAGACAACGGGAACAATGGCAAACCGCGGTGCATGGAATGGTAGCTGTGGCACCAATGGATCAGTTACCATCCCTGCCGGGTATCATAACGGCTCCGGAAAGGTTACGAACTCACAGGCCATAATGGCCGGAGGCACCTATACTCCATCTACATCGCAGCAGACAATATCCTGCAAAGGAAAACTTATGACGGGTAATATTGTTATCAATGCTCGTAGTTCATATTACAAGGCTGTGTCCGGAGACGCAAGTACGTCTGGCTCAAGAGGATTCGTAGCTCACGAGGGTGGAACAGACTACTACCCGTATCTGCAGATTGCATGTAATTTTACACCGACGTTTGTAGCGGCTTATGGTAACGACGGTTATTATTTGATAATGGATTATGGCATGTGCAGATTAAACGCAAGCCCATATCATTATTATAAAGTTGCAAGCTTGAAGTCTGGAAACTATATTTATTTGCCAGTTCCTAACTATGGAAAATATTCCTATTTTGTAGGCGGATATTATTAAAATTCGAGAAAGGACAAAACCGATGAAAGTATTAGTTATTTATGATACGACCGGAAAAATCTGGTCAGTTACTTACGGTATAACAGAAACTCCGCAGGGGCTTCTCTGTATGTTTGTTGACATACCAGACGGAGGAGTGCTGGAGCGTATTGATGTAACAGATTCAAAGAATCCAAAGCCTGTCTTCTCGTATCTTCCAGAGTCTGATATCGGAAGGCTGCAGAAAAAAGTGACCGAATTACAGGCGGCAAATGAAGAACTTTCCTCCACTATGGATTCTTTGTTAACTGAAGTGATTCCGAACCTCATGCGGGTAGAATAAAAAAATTAAAGGAGATATAAAATGATGAGTACATTTATTGCAAAACAGATTATGAAACAGGCAGAAAAATCCCTTGAACTTGGCCGTGCAAAGTATAACGCATACTTCGTTAAGACCAAATTATACCTTAATTGGAAAGATGAGGTAGACACAATTCTTTCAACCGATGGCTATGAGAACTGCATTGTCGTCGAGTAGTATTACATATAATCATCGGAGCCATCCGTTAAATGGCAGAAAGGACTACATATGAGTATGAGTATCAAGCACAGAACCGAACCCCCGAACATCCCTTACGGCCCGGCAACCGGAGTACCGACTCCGGAACCGCACAATGAGGCCTTAAGCACTGGACCGGATCACGAGTACCGCAAGGACAGCACACCGGGTACCGCAGATCATGCAGAGCCGAGACATATGCAGGGCGGCCCCGGTCACAAAAATTGTGACCACGAGTAAAGGAGATTTATGATGGTATCATTGATTTTGCAGTACATAGCCACGCACTGGGTTGCGTGGCTTTTTGCATGTATTTCAGGCACCCTGTTGGCGGCATATCACGGTTTGTCTAAGCGGTTAAAAGTAGAAGTGGTAAAGAGCCAGGCTATTAACGCTGCAGTACTGGCACTGCTCCATGACCGCCTTTACCAGGCGTGTCAGTTTTATATAAACCGCGGATACTGCACGGTACCAGATAGGGATAACTTAGAATATATGTTTAAACCTTATAAAGCTTTAGGCGGCAACGGAACCGGAGAGGAACTTTATAACAGATGCTTGGCCATGGAATATGGACCGGCGGAAAGAGAGGATTAGATATGATGGATTTTGGAATCGCAAGTGTAGCTGCAATTACTGTGGTTTGTTATCTGGGAGGTATGGCTTGCAAAGCCTCCGCTAAAGTCAAGGATGAGGTTATTCCGGTGGTATGCGGAGTGACAGGCGGCATCCTGGGCGTTGCTGGTATGTATGTGATGCCGGAGTTTCCTGCGGCGGATGTGATCAATGCGGCTGCTATCGGCATCGTATCAGGTCTGGCAGCAACCGGAGTACACCAGGTGGTTAAGCAGGCATCCAAAAGTGCGTAG